TATACTTTGGTATTATCAGGACAAGAGCCAGTTCCGGCTAACTTCTTAACTACTACTTTGACTGCTGCTGGTTTTACAATTGTGTCGGGGGTTTAGTTTTTTTGTGTTGTTTGAGGTTTGAAAATTGGCGGACAGATGTTCCGCCTTTTTTCATTTAAAAACAAACCTATCTTATTATCGTTTATTAATTATGATAATATTGAAAGCATCAGCATTAGCTCAAGAGGTAAAATTCATACCTACACGACTTGCAACTGCTAATAAGTTATATTTACGGAATGAAACTACCAATGTAGAAGTTGAGTATTCAATTACTTGTACTGCTGAAAGTTTCTATTTGAAATTTAGTAAAATTGTTACTTTAGAAGAAGGGCATTTTTACACAATGACTATCAAGAATAATACGGATTTAGTGTATCTTGATAAAGTGTTTTGCACAAACCAAGATATTGATACATATTCTGTTAACAAAGATGAATATGTTGCACACAATCAAAATATAATTTTCTATGAGTAATATTCACTTCGTGGAATTGGAGGCTTATAAAGCACCAAAATCTATTGAGAGCAACAAAAATAACTGGGTTGAGTTTGGCGATAAAAACGATTACTATGGTTTTTTAAACGATAGATATAACGGATCGACAACAAACAATTCAGTTATCAACTCAATTAGCAAGCTTATTTATGGCAAAGGATTAGATGCAACAGATTCTAATCGTAAGCCTAATGAATATGCTCAAATGAAAATGTTACTTCGCAAGGATGTTGTGAAGAAATTGGTAGTAGATTATAAGCGTTTAGGTCAAGGATATTTGCAACTTATTTATAACAAGGCGAAAAATGCTATTGTAAAAGTTGAGCATATTCCTACGATGAATATCAGAGTAGAGAAATGCAATGATAAAGGAGAGATTACTGGATATTATTATAGCGATAATTGGCAAGACATTAAAAAGTTTCCACCAAAGCGTATTCCAGCTTTCGGTTACGGAGATAAGACCTTAGAATTGATTTGCGTAGGTAATTATACAATTGGACAAAAATATTATTCCAATGTTGACTATTTAGGTGCTTTGTCTTATGCTCAATTAGAGGAAGAAATTGCAGACTATTTAATCAATGATGTACAAAATGGTTTTGCTCCTACTACTATTATTAATTTTAACAACGGAATTCCCGATGAAGAAAAACAAGAACTAATATCTAACGATGTTAAGCGCAAAACTTCGGGATCGCATGGTGTTAAAACGATTGTAGCATTCAATAACGATGAAACAAAGAAAACTACGATTGATTCAGTTCCATTAAACAATGCTCCTGAGCATTACTCATATTTAAGTGAGGAAGCAAGAGGCAAGATTCTTTTAGGGCATGGTGTAACATCAGGTTTATTATTTGGCATTCCATCTGCTAATGGATTTAGCTCTAATGCTGATGAATTAAAGAATGCTTTTGTATTGTTTGACAATATGATTATCAGACCATTCCAAGAGAATCTTTGCGATATGTTTGATGAGATTTTAGCATACAATGGCATTAGCTTAAACTTATATTTCAAGACTTTGCAGCCATTAGAATTTACTGACTTATCGCCAGTTGTAAATAAAGATGCAATGGAAGAAGAAACTGGTGTAAAGCTATCTTCTCATATTGACGATTTAAACATCGAAGAGTTTGGCGAGGAGATTGATTTAACTGAATGGGAATTGATTGATTCAAGACCTGTTAATTACGAAGATGAGGCAAGACTTGATGCAGAACTTGAAGCTTTAAACAATCCTGAAAAATCTTTAATGGCTAAGGTTTGGGAGTTTGTTACTACTGGTGTAGCAAGACCAAATTTACCATCGGTACAAGATGGCAGATTGTTTATGAGCAGATACCGTTATAGTGGCGAAGTTTCTGCTAATTCTCGTGAGTTTTGCAGAAAGATGTTAAAGGCAAATAAGCTTTATCGTAAGGAAGATATTCAGTTGATGAGTACCAAGCCAAATACCAATGAGGGATGGGGGCCTAATGGTGCTGATACTTACGATATATTCTTATATAAAGGAGGCGGAGCTTGCCATCACTTTTGGACAAGAGAAACATATAAGCGTTTTACTGATCCAAGAAGAAAAGGAAGCGAAGAGGTTACACCAGCACAAGCAAGAAAGGCGGGCGAAATATTACCAACGGTTGATAAAAGAGTATATCAGAAGCCAATTAATATGCCCAATCAAGGATTTTTACCGAAATAAATAAACATGGCACAAGCATTATTTGTAACTCGTGATGACATTGTTAAATATACTGCCTTAAATGGCAATATAGATACTGATAAATTCATTCAATGGGTAAAGGTTGCACAAGATATTCACATTCAAAACTATCTTGGCACAAAGCTTTTTAATAAAATTAACGATGGTATTGTTAACAACAACTTAGCAAATCCATATTTAATGCTTTTAAATGTGTATATTAAGCCAATGGTTATACATTGGTCAATGGTTGAGTATATGCCATTCGCAGCTTACACGATTGCTAATAAAGGAGTTTATAAGCATGGAAGCGAAAATAGTACCAATGTGGAGAAATCAGAGGTTGATTTTTTAGTTGAAAAGGAAAGAAGCATTGCTCAAAACTATACTCGTAGATTTATTGATTATATGAGTTTTAATCAATCAAGCTTTCCTGAATACAATACAAATTCAAATGCAGATGTCTATCCCGATAAACAAGCAGACTTCGGAGGCTGGTACTTGTAGAGGCAAATACAAGCCAAAAGAAAAGAATGTAAAAAAGTTAGAAATATTTTTAAAAAAGATAAGCAATGAGTCTTAATTTCACACATATAAAAGGCGATACTTTCAATCAGGTAGCCTTTGAATTAAAGATTGATACGGTAGCAGTAAACTTAACTGGTGCAGTTATTAAGATGCAGTTGCGCAAGAATGCAAACGATGTAACACCAGCTTTATCGCTGACATCGGCAAGTTCGGCTGGTATTACTATTACTGCTCCAACATTAGGTCAATTTAAAATCAATGAGCAAATCATTGATATTCCTGTTGATACATATCAATACGACATTCAAATTACTTTTGCAAGTGGTGTAGTTAAGACTTACATTGCTGGATCATTTAATATTACTCCTGAAATAACACGATAATTATGTGTGAAGATAACATCGAAATTGGTGTTACGGAAATCACAAATAATATTCTTGTTTCCGCAACTCCGACTGACCAAATAATTGACATCAATGTACTTGAAACTACGGAGAATGTCGAGCTTACAATTACTCCATCAGTTGTGGAGGTTAACATTGATGTAACTCAAGAACTGATTACTGAAGTAGTTACAATAGATGCAAATACTTGTGTTAATATTATTGATGTTAGCGTAACAGATGCAACTGAGAATGTCGTTTTAAACATCACTCCAAGTTTAGTTGAGGTAAACATCAATAGAGGAGAAAATAATCTCTCTATCGAAGAGTATGAAAGCTTTGCTGACCTGCCAACAATCGGGGATACTGATACTTATTACATCACATTAGATGACAACAAGTTTTGGCGATGGGATTCTATTGATGAGGTTTATGTTGAGATTTCAAGTGCAGATGATAGAATACCATATTTAGGTGCAATAAAAAATGCAAATTTAGGGGAGTGGGGAATGAAAGCTGGATGGCTTGGATTTGATACTACTCCAACTAATACACCTACTGCGGTTGGTACATTATCTTGGAATGATACTGATGGTACTGCTGACCTTATTCTAAAAGGTGGCAATGTTACTTTACAGATTGGACAAGAAGAAGTAGTTCGTGTTGTAAACAAAACTGGTGCAACTTTAAATGAGGCTGATTTCAGAGCAGTAAGAATTCGTTCAGTATCTGAGGGAGGCGCACAAGGACAAAGGCTTGCAGTAGTATTAGCACAAGGTAACAATGATGCTAACTCCGCTACTACGATTGGATTAGTAACTGAAAGCATTAGTAATAACCAAGAAGGATTTATTACGACATCAGGCGAGGTTAAGAAAATCAATACTACTGGTGCTAAATCTTATTTAGGTGCTGAAACTTGGGTGGATGGAGATATCCTTTACCTATCTCCTACTCATGCTGGATATTTAACTAATGTAAAACCACAAGCTCCTGACCATACTATTATCATTGGATGGGTAGTATATGCTCATGCTAACAATGGTAAAATCTTCGTTAAGGTAGACAATGGATATGAGTTAGATGAATTGCATAATGTCAAGATAACTTCTCCGACTAACAATCAAGGTTTAGTTTACGATTCAGCGTTATCAGTTTGGAAAAATGCTTCGATTCAGTTGCCATTAAGTGCAACTTCTCCATTAAGCATTGCATCAAATGTTTTATCAATTACCAAAGCAGATGCAACTACCGATGGATATTTAAGCTCTGCGGATTGGAACTATTTTAGTGCTAAGCAACAGCCATTAAGTGGTACTGGATTTGTTAAAGCTACTGGTAGTGTAATTAGCTACGACAATACGGTATATACTCCACAAAGCAGAACATTAACAATTAATGGTACTGCTTACGATCTAAGTGCAGATAGAAGCTGGTCAATTTCCGTAGGATCGGGAATGCGCAATGTATCTTCATTTATTGCTACATCAGGACAAACTACTTTTACAATCGTAGGCGGATATACTGCTGGATTGGTAGATGTATTTGTGAATGGTGCAAGATTAAACTCAGGCGATTATACTGCAACAAATGGTACTACCGTAGTATTAGGCACTGGTGTAGTAGCAAATGATATTGTTGATATTATTAACTATACTGCAAGCTTAACATCGGGATTAACGGGTGCAGGCACTACAAATTATATAGCAAAATGGTCAGGTAGTTCAAATTTAACTAATAGTTTGATTTATGATAATGGATATGTAGTAGGTATTAATACTGCAACTCCAATAGCAGGCTCAACATTAACAGTTAATGGCCAAGTATATTCTAAAAATGGAGCATTTTGGACTGAGGACGGACAAGGATTTTTAATTGGAGATTTATCAGGAGGAGCATCTTATGCTTTTATGTCGGGAGTTGGCTCAACTGGTGCTGCTTCTTATTTAACTTTTCATACTAATTATTATGAAAGAGTTCGAATAATATCAAATGGCAATGTTGGTATCGGATTAACAAATCCATCCTATAAACTTGATGTTTCAGGCGATATTAATATTACTGGTAGTTTCCGTATTAATGGTGTAGCAATTACATCAGGCGGAGGCGGTATTATTACTGGAAGTGGTACTACAAATTATATATCTAAATGGTCAGGAACATCAGCAATTACCAATTCATTAATTTTTGATAATGGCAGTTCAATTGGTATTGGTACATCTACACCTGATATTTACTCAAATATTGGTACTGGGTTAGGTGTTACAATGGTATCATCTGCAACTAATACATCAGCAAATTTAAATATCATTGGAAATGGTACAGGATTTGGTGGTATCAGTTTAGGTAATTCATCAATTCGTAGAGCAGGTATTTTTGCATTAGATGGCTCTGCATTTGCTTTTTATACTAATACTACAAATAGTGGAACTTCCTTAACTGAAAGAATGCGAATTACTTCTGCTGGCAATGTTGGAATCGGAACAAGTTCGCCTGATAGTGGATTAAATATTAATAGTGGTGCAACAAGAGGTTTACGAATTGACACCAATAGTAATGTGCAAGGGTTTTCAATGAATCCAAATGGGATATTTGGAATCGATGAACCAGGAATAGGTAATGGCAGATTTGTAATTAATACAAGTGGTGTTGTTGGTATTGGAACAAATGCACCAAGCAATGGATATGGTGGAACAATTAGCAATGTAAAATTAGCATTAAGAAATGGAATACCAGGTTCAACAGGTGGAACATCAGTTTTATTAATTGGAGGTGATAATGACCATTATGCATCCATTACAGGTTCGCATACAGGAGGAGGAAATACCTATTTAGCATTTGCTACAAGCACAGGAGCAACAAATCCATCAGAAAAAATGCGAATTTCATCAGCAGGAAATGTTGGCATAGGAACAACAGCGCCATCAAGAAGATTAGAAGTTGCATCTGATGGCTCAAATTGGATTAGTGGCACATTTAGTGGTACAGGTGGAACTGATAAAGTTGTTGTAGGTAATTTAGATATGCCAACAATTGGTGGACATAATTCTGCATTAAATGCTTGGTCAGATTTTAAATTATCAGGTGTTAATTTAATCTTGGCTACTTATGGAACTGAAAGAATGCGAATCACATCGGGCGGAACAATTTGCATTAATGAAACATCCGCAGGAACCGAAAAATTAAATGTAAAGCAAACAGGAGTAAACTGGGGTACAGTATTTAATCATACTTATTCAACACAATACCATATTGAATTTAGATATAATGGTAGTGGTGTTGGTAATATAGTAGGAAATGGTTCTTCAATATCATTTAATTCTACATCTGATTATCGTTTAAAAGAAGATTTAAAACCTATTAATGGATTAGAAAAGCTTCTTAAAATAAATGTGTACGATTTTAAATGGAAAAATTTTGATAATCGCATGGATGGAGTATTGGCACATGAATTACAGGAAGTATTACCGTATGCAGTAACTGGTATCAAAGATGGTAAGGATATGCAATCTGTTGATTACTCTAAAATTGTTCCTGTATTAGTTCAGGCAATTAAAGAATTAAATGCAAAATTAGAAGCAAAATAAGATGTCAAAAAATACTGATTTATCGGAATTAATAAACTATGTGAAAGGGATTTCATCAGGTAGACTGACATTCCCTTTCTACACATCTACAACATCTTTCACAGGAACTGTTGCAGGATATTTGGGATTTGATTCAAGTGGAAACATTTTAACTACTACTGCTCCATCTACACAATGGACAACAAGCGGAAGTAATATTTATTATAATTCAGGTAATGTAGGAGTTGGGACAGTATCCCCAGCATATAAAATAGATGTTGCTGGAGATATTAATATTACAGGAGCTTTTAGAGTTAATGGAGTTGCAATCGGTACAGGCGGAGGCGGAGGAATTTCGGGAGCTGGAACTACCAATTATTTAACTAAATGGTCAAGTAGTACTTCAGTTACTAATTCAGTTATATACGATGATGGGACAAGCGTTTCAGTTGGTTCATCTACTGCAATGTATAAACTTACCGTTCAGCCATTTACTAACATAAATTTTGGTATTGGTAGAACTACTTTATTTTCTGCTGATGATTCCATTTTTATGAATGCAGTTAACAACTCATTCATTTCAATTCCTATGGCTATTAATACAGGCCATTTAGGATTTTATATTGGATTCTCTGAAGCAATGCAAATTAACTCTTCAAAGAATGTATTAATAGGTACATCTTCAGGAGTTAGTGGTGGAGGTTTGCTTCAAGTTAATGGCGATATAAACATTAGTGGTCAATTTAAAATTAATGGTACTCCAATTGGTAGCGGTGGCGGTGGCGGTGGTAATGTCTATGCTGGTTCACAAACTACAAATTATGTTACTAAATGGACTGGCTCTAATTATATCGGTAATTCTAATATATTTGATAATGGATCGATTGTAGGAATCGGAACAACAGGCATTACTGGAGGAGGAGCATTTCAAGTTGCTGGCGATGTCAACATTACAGGAACATTTAAGGTTAATGGAACTGCTATTGGCACAGGAGGCGGTGGTGTATCGGGAGCTGGTACAACAAATAGACTTGCAATGTGGTCAAGTTCTACTTCATTAACTGATTCTGGTATTTATCACGCAACTTATAGTGGAGGTAATGGAATAGGATTTCAGCCAAGCGGAGCTTCAGGCGAGGTAATGCGAGTAGAAAATAACGGAAGAGTTTACATCGGTGCAACTACTTCAGCAAATGCTTCTTTGGCTCTTAATCTTCATGTTCAAGGTAATGCTAATTTAATTACACAACTTGGAAGTTCTACATTCTATGCTTTTGCGAGATTAATGCAAAATGAAACTAACTTTAAAGGCTTAGGCTTTGGGTATGATAATACTTCACAAGCTGGTTTTATTTATGGGACAGTACAAAACTTATCATTGAATTCAACTATTAAATTTGTAGTAGCAAAAGCATCAACTGCAACTTGGATTGAAGCAATGGCAATTAAGCATAATACGATTAATACAACTATTCTACCAACTTCATCAAGTGG